TCACCGCGAGTTCATGTCCTGGCTCTGCAGGCTCGCCAACCGCGACGGCGAGGTCCGCCCCGAGGTCATGACCGCGGGCCGCCTGGCCGACCGCCTCGGCCGGACGCACACCAACGTCTGCGCCGACCTGCGCGACCTCGAGACTGCCGGACTGCTGTGGCGCCGCGCGCTGCCAGCAACGCGGGGACCGCTGTACGTGTACTGGGTCCCCGGGATGATGGCTCCCGTCCGGGCCGCCGAGTGATCCCCAGGGCCGTGCCCAGGGTGATGCTGGGGCATCACCCCAGGGTGATGCTGGGGCATCACCCCAGGGTGATGCTGGGGCATCACCCCTATAGGGAGACCAAAGAAGAGACCACTACTGAGACAGGCCCCTGTAGTCGCGCGGTCCGCGCGACAGGCCCTGTGGATCAGACGTTGACGCCGTGCCCGATCGGGCAAATAGGCTTCAGGTGTGATCAGCCAACCGCCTCTCCTGCCGCCACCGGCCAAGCCGCTGGCCGCCGCTCGGGCGGCGGTGAGAAGGGCGCGAGAAAAGGCGCTGACAGCGGTGCCGACGCCGAGCTCGCTGACACCACCGGGATCCGCTCCCCTGTCACACCCCCGCCCTACGGTGGGGGAGGTGCCCCGAGGTCGACCGGCCGCCCCCGTCCCACCGCATGGCACGCGCGCCCGGTACAACCACCGCACCGACCCGTGCCGATGCACCCGCTGCCGCGTAGCGAACACCCGGTACATCGCCGCCTACCGAACCCGGACCGCCCTCGACGAGCACCACGACCAGGCCGAGGTTCTCGCCCGATGACGAGCTCGCTCGACACCCGCCCGCAACGGCTCGACCTGAAGCTGTACGGCGGCGACGACACCGTGATCCGGCTCACCGTCCTCGACTCGGCCGGCGCCCCGCTGGATCTCTCCGCGGGCGAGCTGCTCGCCCAGGTCCGTCCCAAGCCCGGCGACGACGAGCTCACGTGCACCCCTGTCCTCGACACCACCGAGGCCGCCCTCGGGGTCGTGTACCTGCTGTTCGCCGCCGCCTGCACCCGGGCACTGGCCGCCGGGAAAATCCACGCGTGGGACCTGCGCTACCGCGTCGCCGGGCTCGACGAACGGCTCTGTAGCGGCACGATCCACGCCCAACCCGAGGTCACGGTCGACCCATGATCGAGGCCGAGATCGTCGTCCCCGCCGAGACCGTCGCCGTGATCGGCGCCCGCGCCGGGGCCCCCGGCCCCGCGGGGCCCCCGGGCGAACCCGGGCCCGCCGGCCCGCCCGGGCCCGAGGGTGACCCCGGTCCCGCCGGCCCGCCCGGCCCCACCGCCGTGAGCTCTGTCGACGGGCGCACCGGCGCCGTCACCCTCACCGACCGGTACGTCGACACCGGCGGCGACACGATGACGGGCACGCTGAACGCGCCGTCGATCGCCCTCGGCGCGACACCGGCGACAACGGGAACAGTCCGCCTGACTAACAACCAGGGCATCGTTTCTCGGAACGCCGCCGGCGACGCCGACCTGCACATCGCGTCGGTGTCGGCCACCAACGTGATGCAATTCGGCGTCGGCCCTGCGGCCTGCCAATTCAGCTCCAATACGTCGATCAAATTCTTGATCAGCGGGATTCGTCAGCTCGAATTCCTACCCTCCGGAGTAAGTCTCGCCGAGGGACTGGTCTTCATCTGTGGGACGACCACCGGCAACCGGATCGGCACGGCGGCCACGCAAAAGCTCGCCTTCTTCGGCGCCACCCCCGTGGTGCGCCCCACCGCCACCCCGGCGGCGGCCACCGACCCGGCCACGACCATGGCCCTGGTCAACGACCTGCGGGCGAAACTGATCGCCCTCGGTCTGATCGGGTGAGACCGTACGACGAGCCCGAACACCGGGCCCTGTCGGCTCGGCTCAAGTCCGTCGAGGTGCAGTGCTGGCGGTGTCCCGCCCGGGCGAGCACCGTGGACCATGTGCCCCCGCTCGCCCGCCATCAGCACCGCCACGGCACCCGATGCTGCGAGCTGCGCCCCGCCTGCCCGGCGTGCAACTACTCGACCGGGTCCCGCCTCGCCCGCCGGGCACGGCGCCCCGCTCCCACGTCGAGGGCGTGGTGATCGGCGCCCTCGCCCTGGCCGTGCTGTTGGTCGGGGTGGTGGGGTGTGCGGTGTGGTCGGGGTGGTGGGCGCGGCGGCAGGTGGCCGAGCTCGAGGCCGAGTGGGAGCGGGCCCGGGATCCTGTAGTCGACGCCGATCGAGGGGTGAGCAACCCCCCTCATAGTTCCGAACGATCGTTCGATGAGCGGGGATAGTTATACCAAGTTGTCGGCTCGCAGTCGGCGCCGACTTTTGGCGGTGGACTGTTCGACCGCCGCCTCCGTCGTTTTTCTCTCTCCACGGTCAGGCGCACACCCTAAATCGCTGTTACAAATTGCATGTAGGAATACACGCAATGGGTTCTGATCAGGGCCGATTGCCCGGGATCGGCGCCAGACGCCGGCGAACCGGCCGGGTTCGCCGAGGACTCGACGAGACCCTCCGGGCGATGCGCGACCTCGGCCACCTCGAACCCGTGGACGCCGCCCTCGTCGCCCTGGCCCGCGTGGCCGCCGACGAGCTCGACGACGCGTGCCACGACGACGACGAATCCCGCTACACCCGCGCCACCCTCATCGCCCGCTACGCCGGCGTCCTCGACACACTGGTCGGTCATGACCCCGGCTACGACGGCGGACCCTCGCTCGACGAGCTGCTCGCCGCGATGGGCGACGAGGCGCCGGCCTGAACGGGCGACCCGAGGGCCGGGCGTCGCGAAAATCGCCCGGGCCCTGGGCCGCCCGCTGATCCCCTGGCAACGTCACCTCGCCGATGTCGCGGGCGAGGTCGACCCCGACACCGGGCGGCTCGCCTACCAGCGGGTCGTGATCATCGTGCCCCGCCGCGCCGGGAAAAGTTTGCTTCTGCTCGCCGAGGGTTTGGATGCCGGACGCACACACCGGCACCGCAAAGCGTTCTACGCCTCGCACCGCCGCGAGACCGCGGCGGCGATGTGGCGCGACGACTGGATCCCCTGGGTCGAGGAGAGCCCCCTCGGGCGGTACCTGAGCGTCCGCCGAGCCAACGGATCCGAGTCGTTCCGCTGGCGCGGGGTCGGATCCACCCTCCGACTGCTGCCACCCGACGGGGACGCGATGCGGTCGTTCGCGGCGAACCTCGCCATGGTCGACGAGGCCCGCGAGTTCGACGCCGGCCAGGGCGAGGCCGTCGAGGCCGGGATGTTCCCGACCATGGCCACCGGCGACGGCGGACAAGTCTGGATCGCCTCGAGCGCCGGGGACGCGGCGTCGGAGTGGCTGATCCGCTGGCGCGACCTGGGCCGGGCGGCGGTGGCCGCCGACCCCGGGGCCGGGACCTGCTACCTGGAGTACGCCGCCCCCGACGGTGCCGACCTCGACGACGAGGCCACCTGGTACGCCGCGCATCCCGGCCTCGGCCACCACGTGCTCCTCGACGCCCTGCGCGCCGATCACCAGGTCATGCGGCCCGACACGTTCGCCTGCGAGTACCTCGGCGTCTGGCCCGAGACCCGGATCGACCGGGCCCTCGTCGACGCCTGGGCCGCCTCGCTCGACCCGTCCGCCACCCTCGTCGGTTGGCCGGTGTTCGCCGTCGAGACCACCGTCGACCGCGACCGCTCCGTGATCGTCGCCGCCGGCCACACCCCGACCGGCGCGGTAACCGTCGAGGTCGTCGAGGACCGCCCCCACGGCCCGTGGGTCGCCGAGCGCCTGGCCGAGCTCGTCGACGCCCACCACCCCCTCGCCGTCACCTGGGACGCCGGCGGCCCCGTCGCCGCCCTGCGCCGCGACCTCGACGAGCTCCCCACCGTCCCCGCCCCGCTCAACACCCGCGACGTCGCCGCCGCCTGCGGCGCCGCCCATGACCGGATCCTCGCCGGCGCCATGACCCACCGCGACGACGACCGGTTCACCGCCGCGGTGGCCGCGGCGCGGCAGACGAGGGCCGGTGGCGCCTGGCTGTGGGACCGCCGGGAACCCTCGGCCGGCCCGCTGCTCGCCGCCGCCCTCGCCGCCTGGACCCTCCAGGACCGCACCCGCACACCCCCCGTGATAACGTAACGATGGTTGTACATGGATACCGTGTAACAACGGTTAGTGTCACAGGGCCGTGAGGCGCTGTTACGCGGCCGGGTGGGGTGATCGGGCGTGACCCCCCACCCGGCCGCGTGAGGCGGGCACGTGGGCGGGTGGACGGGACTTCCGGGTTACGTCACCCTCGGGAGGGTGCCGCTATTCACCCGAGGCCGGACCTTCCCACCGCCGCCTCTGCCGCCACCACCGGTACCGCCGGCACCGCCGCCGGGCGGCCACACCCTCGGGCCCGAGGGTGTGGCCCCGGTCTCCGCCGTCTCCGCCACGATCACCGAGGCCATCGCGGCCAGGACCTGGGGACCCGAGCTCGACCCCTGGCAACTCCCCGTCGTGGTCGCCTGTAGGGGTCTGATCGCCGACACGATCGCCCAGCTCCCGCTCATCACCCTGCGGGGACGCCGGCCGCTCCCAACCCAACCCATGCTCACCGTGCGCCCCAACCGGCTCGAACCGCGATGGCTCACGTTCCACCGGCTCGCCAACAACCTCACCCGCTACGGCTACACGTGGCTGATCGTGACCGACACCGACGCCGCCGGGATCCCCGCCGCCGTCCGGGTCGTCGACCCCGCCGACGCGACCGCCTCCTGGGACCCGCTCACCGGCGACCTCGACACCGTCACCTACAACGGCCACGACCTAGTCCCCGGCCTCGAGGCCATCTGGATCCCGTTCCACGTCGAACGCAAAGCAAGCCTCGGGACCTCGCCGCTGGTCGACGCCGCGGGCGCCGTCGCCTACCTCACGCAGCTCTGGACCATGGCCGGGTCGTTCTGGGAAGCCGGCTACCCGAGCCTGGTCGTGAAGGTGAAACAACGGCTCAACCCCGGCCAGGCCCAACGCATCAAAGCCGATCTGATCACCTCGCTCGGCGGCCGCCACGAACCCGGCGTGATCGACGCCGACGGCGACATCGGCCCCCTCGGCGTGTCCCCGCTGGAGGCCCAGCTCGTCGAGTCGATCGGCGCCGCCAACGCCGAGATAGCCCGGGCATTCCTCATGCCCCCCTCGCTCGTGAACGTCGCCTCCGGGGACTCGCTCACCTACTCCACCGTCGAGGGCGAGTTCCGCCGGTGGTTGGCCACCGGCCTCGGCGCCTACCTGAACCGCCTGGAATCGGCGTTCAACGACCTCACGCCCCGCGGGCAGACCTGCCGGTTCGACACGACCGAGCTCGTGCGGGCCGACTTCGCGGCGCGCATCGAGGCGTACACGGGGATCCTCGCCGGTCAGGCGTGGATGACCGTGGACGAGGTCCGCGACCTGGAGGGACTCGACCCGCTGGAGGATCCCCCGCCGCCGTCCCCCGCGACCGTGCCCGCCGCCGCCACCACCCTCACCGACGCCCCACCGGGCGCCTGACCCACCGGAGGCCACCCATGGCCCGATCCCCCGTCCTGGCCCGCACGCTGATCGAGGCCGCCCCTACCGCCACCCTGGCCCGCCGCTCGGCTCAGCCCGTGCACCTCGACGACGCCGGCACCCTCACCGGGCGCCTCGTCCCGTGGGACACCCCGGCCGAGGTCGACGACGGCACCGGCCGCTACACCGAATCGTTCGCCCGCGGTGGGATCACCGCCCGGGCCGGCGCCGTGATCCCCGTCTACGCCGGTCACTCCGTCGACTCCCGGGGACGGCTCACCCGCGGCCCCCTCGTCGGCCGCCTCGACGGCGCCGAGTCCCGCGAGGACGGGCTGTACGGGACCGTGGTCCTGGCCGACGTCCCCGCCGCCGCCGAGCTGCGGGCCCTGGCCCGCACCGTCGGCGCCACGTTCTCCGTCGAGTTCGAGGCCGAGCCCGCCGTCGGATCCGTGGTACGCACCGGGATCGAGCTCGACGGGGTCGCCGTGCTCACCCTGCCCCACCGGGGCGCCTACGCCGGCGCCGAGGTCCTCGCCGTGCGGGCCGCCCCCGACGGCGACGAGGAGCCCGACGAGGACGAGGGCGACGACGGCGGCGACGACGGCGGCGACACCCCCACGACACCGGTGCCGGGCGCGCCGACCGCGGCCCGGGCCGTGATCGCCCGCGAGGTGCAACGGGCGTTGGGCCGCGTCGCCCGCCCGCTCGCCCACCCCCTGCAACGGTTCTCCGGGCCGTTCGAGTTCTACGAGGCCGCCCGGGCGTCGAGCTCGGACGAGCTGCCGCTGTTGTTCCGAGACGCCTACCAGGCGCACCGGGCGCGGGTCACCCTCGGCCGCGTGTTCGTCGACCAGATCACCACCGACAACCCCGGCGTCGTCCCCCCCGCGTGGCTGACGGAGATCTTCGGGATCCTCGACACGGGCCGCCCGGTGATCAACGCGATCGGCACCCGGCCGCTGCCGCCGTCGGGGATGGAGGTCGACTGGCCGTACTTCGACGGCGACCTCCACGCCCTG